GGGGGTGGGTACAATCAGTAGGACCCATTGCAGAAACTGCATAGCTGGATTCGGGGAGGGCCCACCCCCCTTAAAGAAAAAATAGGGGTCCCAACTTTACCCTTTATTGCTTAATTCAGACTCTCATGGTAAGACTTTTATAAACGATGATTCATATGACCAATGACATAAATTTTATAAAAAAATTACCAATAGATGAACAAAAAGCCTACTTAAAAGCCTATTTAAAAGCAGATCAATTAGAGACCCAAACTAGAGTTAAAGGAGATTTTTTAGAATTTATAAAATATATCTGGCCGGCGTTTATTAGCGGTGAGCATCATAAAATTATTTCTAAAAAATTTAACGATATCGCTAATGGTAAAATTAAACGACTTATTGTGAATATGCCACCCAGACATACAAAATCTGAATTTGCTTCTAATTATCTCCCAGCTTGGATGATTGGAAAAAACCCCGATTTAAAAATAATTCAAGCTACCCACACCGCAGAACTTGCTATACGATTTGGTCGTAAAGCTAAACACGTTATCGATTCTCCTGAGTATCAGGAAATTTTTGAAACTTCGCTGCAAGAAGATAGTAAGGCAGCAGGTCGCTGGGAAACATCACAAGGAGGTGAGTACTTTGCAGTAGGAGTCGGAGGTGCCATGACAGGAAGAGGGGCTGACTTGTTAATCATTGATGATCCACACAAAGAAAAAGATTTATTAAGTAGAGACGCTTTTGATAAAGCATATGAATGGTACACATCAGGTCCACGTCAAAGACTCCAACCCGGAGGCCGGATCGTTTTAGTTATGACTCGGTGGGCTACACGCGATCTAACGGGTGCATTACTTAAGGCTCAGGGAGAAGTCAAAGGAGATCAATGGGAAGTAGTCGAATTTCCAGCTATCCTACCAAATGACGAGCCTGTTTGGCCTGAGTATTGGAATAGAGATGAGTTAGAATCTGTCAAAGCTTCTATTAGCGTTGGTAAATGGAACGCTCAATATATGCAAACCCCAACGGCTGAAGAAGGAGCCCTTATTAAAAGAAACTGGTGGAAAAATTGGGAAGGCGAAAAGCCCCCTAAAACAAGTTTTATTATTCAAAGTTACGATACCGCTTTTATGAAAAAAGAAAGCGCTGACTATTCAGCGATTACAACATGGGGCGTCTTCGAGAAAGAGGGAAGTGGTCAACATGCAATTTTACTTGATGCATTTAAAGGTAGATATGAGTTTCCAGAATTAAGGCGTTTAGCTCATGAAGAATATCTACACTGGCGTCCAGATATTGTTTTGATCGAGGCTAAGGCATCAGGAATTCCTCTAACTCACGAACTTCGAAAAATTGGAATCCCAGTTATTGACTTTACGCCGTCGCGAGGAAATGATAAGCATATAAGAGTAAATTCCATAGCCCCGCTTTTTGAAGCAGGGAAGGTTTGGGCCCCGATGCATAAACAGTTTGCCCAGGAAGTAGTGGAAGAGTGTGCAGCATTCCCGCATGGCGATCATGACGACTATGTGGACTCTACAACGCAGGCAATCATGCGTTTAAGAGGAGGAATGTTTATAACTCATCCTCAAGATTATAAGGAAGAGAAAATTGAGAGAACAGGACTAAATTATTATGGCTAGAAAAATTCCAAAAATTAGAAAACCTAAAACTAAACTTGGTTGGATAGATAAAATCTTTGCAGGGTTAGGTGGTATTTCTACTTTGGTTAAGCACCCAAATTTATATCAAAGTATGTCCGGAGCTACTAAATCAGGGAGCGCTGCTAAAGCTGCTCAACTTGCTAAGTACGGCAAATGGGGAGTAAGAGGCATGGGCCTTCTTAATCCTTGGACCGCTGTTCCATTTGGATTAATGTCTTTAGCTCAGTATGGTGTCGGCAAAGCTTTTGATCCTTATCGAGATGAGACAGGAAAAATAGGAGCCGCAGGACATGCACAATTAGCAAGCGCTGCGAGAGCTCGAGAAAACTTAATGGCTAGAAGAAATGAGGCAAGAGAATCAGGAGCAGGATTTTGGGACATAGCTAAGATGAGAGCAAAAAACGGAGGCTTAGCAAGTATACTAAGATATTATGGCTAGACAACTCATATTACAAAATTTAATGAAATTGGCCCGAGGTATCGGAGCGAATCCCAGTAAGTTTATGGGAACCCGAACCAATATTACTTTTTTAGGAAAAGGGCCTACGAAGAATCCCTTGTTCCAGGGCCCTTTAGGAATAGAGTCAGCAACTAAAGCGCAGATGGGAGATAAAGAGGCACTCATTGGCGCCGTCGAAGATGCGATGGCCTATGCAACCGCTGGAAAATTAAACAGTATTCAAATTAGAGCCTTAGAGCTTAACCTTCAAGGTATTAATAAAATGTTCAACCCACCCGTTTTACCGAGTGCAAGCGTAACGAATATTGCCTCAGGGATCGCGGGCTTGAGAAGATTTCCAAAAGAATCACATAAATTTTTCGGTCGGCCACTTAAGGATAAAGACTTTGCTGAAATTGATGAACTGGTGAAAAGAGGCAAGCTGCCTCCTGCAGAAGGCAAGTATCCAAAAGGCGTTCAACCTGGAAGCACGATGGCCAAAGCGATTGACGAAGCTAATGTGATCAAAGGGAGCAGGCTCCCGGAACCAGGGAGCGCAGGTGTAACGGCAATGTTAGAGCAGAAAACCGGAATGTCCCGAGCGATTGCTCGACAGATTTTACAGCAAGACACACGACTTAATCTTCCGGAGGAAGTTTTAGTTAGCTTAAGAACAGGAAGCAAAGGGGCTGATCCCTTAGACCTGATGAAAAAGTATTATGGGGAAAGCATGATGAATTTTGATGATTTTTTAAATAGCGTTAATGTCGAAGCTGCAGCTCCTGCTGAATTCGCGGAAATGATTTTAAAAAATGTTAGGCTAATACCTCAATTTTCTCATGGCGGTCTAGCTAGGATCTTGGAGGTATAATGGCTAAATTATTAGGCACTATTCACAGTGATTACAGAGGTGTTCCAGGGAGTGGCTCTTGGGAATTTAGATTTGGACGTCATGATTCTCCGAATTTTGTAACAAAAAGATTTACCGTAACAGAATATGGCTCTTCTGCCAAAGCAAAAGCTGCTGCGTTAGCTTATCAAAAACAAATACAATCAAAATTAGTATGGGCCCCTAAGGGAAGTCAATATGATGCACTATATAAAAATACTAAAAGTTTTAGAAACTATATCGGGTTATCTTACAAAGATTTTTTAAAAAAAACAGGAGAGGGAAAACACCAGTCTTTTTTAAAGTGGCAGACTGAGAAAAATAAATTAAGTAAACCTGGATATACAACTACTTCTGCAGAACTTGCAAAAAAATTAGGTATTACAGAAAACGTTTTAACTACTTATTCAGGGAAATCAGGATCTAAGTATTCAAATGCGCCTAGAGCTTTTGTAAAAGAATATTTTCCTTTTATTACAACAAGTAGAGGAGGTGGTAGTACAGTTGGAGGAACAATAAATCTTTATAAAGATCCTACAGAAAGTGTTTTAAAAAAATGGGAAGCTCTTCAAAAAGCAACAATGATTAATAAAGAGACTGTAAAAGGTGTCTCTGAAATAGACAAGATATTTAGAAATGATATTGTTACCAAAAAACTTTTGCCAGATATTACAGAAGTAATCAGTAAAACTTCTCTTAATACTCCATCAAAAGCAGCATATGGTATGGCTCTGTACTCTAGGGCTTTACGAGGAGAATCTTTTAGAAGAGATTTACCAGTCAAAGTAAATGAAAATGCTGGAAAGAGACTTATAACTCAACTTGGAGTGGATAATTTCAGAAACAGTTATAGAGCACAGTTTTATAGTTTAGCTTTAGATAATGTAAATAAATTATACAAACAAAATGGGACACTAAAATCTTTTAGGACAGCTTTTTCTACAGAATTAAGAAAGGCAATGCAATTAACGGGAAAAGAAAAGATTCCATATAATATCAATGAAGTAATTAGTTTAAGTGCAGGTGAAGTTAGAGGGGTCCAACCTTTTAGTGTATTCGTCGATGCAACTTCAGCTAAAGTTAATTCAGGGGCTTTAGCGGGATACCAAGGTCAGCTTTCTAAAAGATTACAAGAAGTTCAAGACTTTCTCGCAGAAGGTAAAACATCTAAAGCTAAGGAAGCCGCCGATAAATTATTAATAACACAAAAAGCTACTACTGCAAATTTATTAGGACAAGGTTTTACTAAGTCTCAAATAAAACAATTAAATCTTCCTGAAATTAAAATAGGTAAAACAATTGATCCAAACATTTATTCCCCAGAAAAATTAGCAAGATGGAAAAAAGCGGGACTGGATATTGGCCAGTTTGTAAAAGACAAGGACTTTTATATTGATGTTAAGAAAGCTAAACCGTTTTGGGAAAGTAATGTTCGAAACACTATTATTGAAGCTGCAAAAAATAATATTGGAAATGTTTGTGGTATTTTTAAAGGACGAATTGCTTATAGTGCAGATGGTGGTCGAATAGGTTTTCAGGGAGGTTGTGCTGGTGAAATGACGGCAGCAATGGAAACAAATGCAAAAGGAACTTTACAACAAATAACTAAGACTGAAGGGATTCTTCCTAAGTTTCAAAACGCAGCCAAAGGATTTTTAGGTCTCTTGGGTAAATTCGGCGCGAAAGCTGCGCCGCTAGCAGCACTTGCTGGAGTAGGAGCAGTGATAGAACCGTTAGTGAAACAATTTGTAGCGGACGACCCAAGTACTTATTTAACAGACGAAAATCAAATGAAAGGAATGCTTCTTGCAACAATTGAAGGAGAGACTCCAAAAGTTGATGAAGAAATTTTAAAATGGCAAATGCCAGCACTCGGAGCAGCGACAGCTGCAGGCGCGATTCCTGGTGCCGGAGAATTGTATAAAACACGAAGAGGAGTAGGACCAACAGGACCTTTACCGGGAGGCGTAGGTAAAGCTAGAGCGGCTCTAGGTATAAGTGGAGTTTTAGGAAAAGCTTTAGGAGCAAGTTTTTCTCCTTTAGCAGGGGCTGCAACGTTACCTTTAACAGTGGCGGCTCAAAGAAAAGGAGGAACCGAGTGGGGAGATATTGCAACGGACCCTATGAATTGGATGACACCTGCATTCGCTTCTGCTGGTGCTGAAATGGCAACTAAAGGTATGAAACCAACCGGTATTATGGCGCAAGCTATTCGATTAGGAATGAGTCCTAGAACTTTGCGATTAGTTTCAAGTAGATTAGGATGGCCAGGACTTGCAGTTAGTGCAGGAATGTGGGGTTATGATAAATGGAAAAATAGATCGGTCAATGATGAAGATTAAAAGATTGACTTTAACCATTCCCCCTTTAAGAGGACCTTGTCCACAAGGGTTGAATGTTCCTTTCAAACAAGTTAAAAGTGTGTTAAAACCGGAGAAAATAAATGGCAGACAAAGACAATATAGACAAGGCTCTACCGAACGTAGACCAAGAAGTCGTATTACCTAAAGAAGAACTCGTTGTAACTGAAGAAGATAAACTATCGGAGGTAACTCCTGACGGTGCTGAAGTTATTATGGATGAAGAAGGCGGAGCGGAAGTTAATTTCGATCCAATGTCGGAGCAACAAGTTACACAGGATCATTTTGCCAATATAGCTGAATTACTCCCGGAAGATGTCCTAGGTTCAGTTGGTTCAGAATTAAATGAAAATTATATGCAGTATAAAACTTCCCGTAAAGATTGGGAAGATACCTACATCAAAGGTTTAGATTTATTAGGATTTAAATACATCAATCCCACACAACCGTTTCAGGGAGCAAGTGGTGCAACGCACCCAGTGCTTGCTGAAGCGGTCACCCAGTTTCAAGCGCAAGCTTATAAAGAATTACTTCCATCAATGGGTCCTGTTAGAACCCAGATTCTAGGAAAACCGAGCAGACAAAAAGAAGAACAGTCTCAACGAGTTAAAAATTTCATGAATTATCAACTCATGGATGTGATGAAAGAGTACGAACCTGAGTTCGATCAAATGCTTTTTTATCTACCGTTAGCGGGTTCAGCTTTCAAAAAAGTTTATTACGATGAACTTTTAGGACGAGCGGTTTCTAAATTTGTACAAGCTGACGATTTAATTGTCCCGTATACAGCTACCTCATTAGCTGATGCGGAGGCGGTTATTCATGTTATAAAAATGTCAGAAAATGATTTAAGAAAAAAACAAGTTGCAGGTTTCTATCGAGATATCGAAGTGAAACCTGGATACGATCAAGAAACTGAAGTTGAAAAAAAAGAGAGATCTCTCGAAGGAGTCAAGAAAACAGCAGACGAAGATATCTTTACCATTCTAGAGTGTCACGTGAATTTAGATATTGATGGATTCGAAGATATGAAAGAAGGAGAACCTACAGGGATTAAACTTCCTTATATCGTGACAATTGAAGAAGGATCACGACAAGTTTTATCGATTAGACGAAATTATAAACAAGAAGATCCGATGAAATTAAAAATACAATATTTTGTTCATTTCAGATTTTTACCTGGAATGGGTTTTTATGGTTTTGGATTAATTCATATGATTGGCGGTTTGAGTCGTACTGCAACGACTGCTCTTCGTCAATTATTAGACGCAGGAACGTTAAGCAATCTTCCTGCAGGTTTTAAACAAAGAGGAATACGTGTAAGAGACGAGGCCCAAGCAATACAGCCCGGCGAATTTAGAGATGTCGATGCACCTGGTGGAAACATTAAGGACGCTTTTATGACTCTACCTTTCAAAGAACCATCGCAGACATTATTGTCTTTGATGGGAATTGTTGTCCAAGCAGGACAAAGATTTGCCGCCATCGCTGATATGCAGGTCGGAGACGGCAACCAACAGGCCGCTGTTGGAACGACCATTGCTCTCTTAGAACGTGGTTCCAGAGTCATGTCAGCGATCCACAAACGAGTGTTTGGGGCGCTTAAACAAGAATTTAATTTGTTAGCGGGCGTTTTTAAAACTTATCTTCCTCCAGAATATCCGTATGATGTGGTTGGTGCCGCAAGAAATGTAAAAGTTACGGACTTTGATGACAAAATAGATATTGTTCCAGTGGCAGATCCAAATATTTTTTCACAATCTCAAAGAATTTCTATGGCGCAAACAGAATTACAACTAGCTCAAGCGAATCCACAAATGCATAATATGTATGAAGCGTTTTATGCCATGTATAGTGCGATCGGAGTGAAAGAAATTGATAAAATTTTACCTCCTCCACCGCAGCCAACACCTTTAGATCCTGCAGTAGAGAATATTATGGCTTTAAGTAGCAAACCTTTTCAAGCTTTTAAAGGTCAGAACCATCAAGCGCACATAACTTCACATTTAAATTTCATCTCTACTAATTTAGCTCGAAATAACCCGATGATTTTAGGTGCTTTGGAAAAAAACTGCTTTGAACACATTTCAATGATGGCTCAAGAGCAAATTGAAATCGAATTTAGAGAAGAAATGGCACAATTACAGCAGATGCAGCAACAGGCGCAACAAAATCCAGCTATGCAGCAGAACCCGCAGTTTCAACAACAGATAATGCAGGTTTCAATGAAAGTTGAAGCTAGAAAAGCGACTTTAATTGCTGAAATGATGCAAGAATTTAAAGATGAAGAGAATAAAATCATGGGTCAGTTCGGAAACGATCCAATTGCTAAATTGAAAGCAAGAGAGCTGGATTTAAGAGCAATGGACGACACTGCAAAACGTGAACAAGCAGAACAGAAGATTAATATGGAGAAATCTAAACAATTAATGGGTCAAGAGCAGTTTGATGATAAATTAGAACAGAATGAAGACCTGGCTGAACTAAGAGCTGAAACATCTTTAACCAAACAGATGATGTCTCAAGATGCTAAGATGCAACAAGATAGAATGAAACAAAAAGATGTAAGAATCT